TGTTCCTCTACAAGTTTGGTAAGAAGATCTTTGATAAAGTAATGGAAGCAATGCAACCAGAGTTTGAGGATGAAACTCCAATCAATCCTTTTGACTTCTGGCAAGGTGCAAACTTCAAGTTGAAGATTGTTAAGAAGGATGGTTACTGGAACTATGATAAGTCAGAGTTTGATACAGTATCTCCACTCCTTGAGGATGAAGATGCATTAGAAGCATTATGGGGTAAAGAGTATTCTCTTGCTGCTGTAAATGCTGCTGATCAGTTTAAATCTTATGAAGATCTTGAGAAACGTCTCAAGTATGTTCTTGGTCAGAAACAACCTGCACGTCGTGTAGACGAAGAGGTATTTGATGAGGATAGCAATCGTGGATCATTTACTCCTGACTTCAAGAATAAAGCACCAGTCGCTGCTGCTGTAGCATCTGCTAGTTCAGATGAAGATGATGCTTTAAGTTATTTCCAGAAACTTGCTGAGGAATAATTACTGATATAATTTAATATTATCTGCACGTTTAAGGGTTTCACTCACATACTGAGTGGAACCTTTTTTATATGGCATTGCAATATCCAAGTCATTCCGAATGACGTTAAGATACTTTGGTTTTAATAGAAATATATTTCTCTTTTCATCTTCCTTTTCGGATTCATATTCATAGTTTGTTACTGCTGTAGTACAGTCTCTACTTAACACTATTACTTCTCTATCAGTATAGTAATCATAATAAGTAACAGTATAGTCGGATGCACATTGTAATCCCTCAGGTACAATCACTACATCTTTACTATTTTTTATCTCTTGAGTTTTATAATGGTGAATCTCATTAAGTTTTTCATATGTTCCATACTTATCTAAAAGAAAACGATCAAAGTCATTTTGTAATAGAGGCCATTCTGATTGTATATTAACTACATTATTGCAAGTTAATACTAACCAGTCTAAATTAGAGTTTCCATAGAAATCAAAGGCAACATTATCAGGTCTATCATCTCCTTCGATTTTATATTTTGTATGTAATGCTAAGTTAGTAAGAATATCTTCCTCCAGAGCACCTTTCTTAAAGAGATTTTTTACGGTAACATAATCTCCTATGTTAGAATTTGGTAGTCTACTAACGTACTCAAAATTTGGAACTTTACTGAAGTAATCTGACATTTTTAGAAACCTATTTCGTTGTCTGGTATATTATCATAATCATTAGCAAAGATTGGATCAAGTTCACTGAACGCCATTGTTATATCATAAGAAGTCATTACACCATCTTCAAAAGTTGCATAGTTACCATCTGGTGTGAAGTTGGCAGTGAATGAAGTCATTGCACACTCTTTAAATTTATTTAAGAAGGGATGATCTTGACTACTGGGACGTTTGTATGCAAGTCGCCAAGTATTAGGTGCTTTAAGGTAAAGATTTGCTGGACTTTTCTTTACTGCCATCTTTTGTTTAAAGAATCTTATAAGAGAGATGACTGTTCTTGCTTCTGCTTGACTTCTAGGAGCAAGTTTCCAGTTAAAACTAAACTGTCTCATTCCAGGATCTTTAAATAGCAATTCCATATTAGGATTGATGATTGCTCCTGCTGTTCTCTGTAAGAGTTGAGAACCTGTTCCTGATGCTTGACCAGCAATAGCAGTAGACAGTGCTTTTCTAGTTTCTTCACTACCAACTGCTGCTTGTGCAGACTTAGCAAACTCATCAAAACCTGCACTTACACTCTTATTGATAGTGGTAAGGGCAATGTTTGCCAACGCTGCAGCAGCAGGATCCATTTTATCAGAACCCCATGCCACTGTATCTGTAGAAGTAATTCCTCCAGGTATAGGAAGCATTGCAGTTCCCTCAATATCTTTATCTGTAGCTACAGATCTATTAGAGAATCCACTAAGATTTCCTTCACCACTCTCTCTTGATTTTGGTCTATATTTTAAGCAATCAATCTTAAGAAAATCTTGATCAGATTGTCTTAGTGCGGTGGGATATACTAATGTTTCATTTTTAAAATTTCTTTTTTGTTTTCTTTTTTCAGTTTGTGGAGATACTGATGATTCTTTTACACTATCAGTAGGTGTTACTGCACCTGCTGGATCATATGCTTTATTTAATGAGTCAGCACCATATATTAATGTGTTGGGAGGTGGTTGTGCTACACCATCCCATTCTTTTCTAGCAGTTTGAAGTGATGCTGCTCTTACTTTTCCTACATTCTCATTATAGTATGTTTTCTCAGCACTATTAGCAGTCGAAGATGGTGTAAACTTACCACCTTTAGGAATAGTTCCTACAGTCACATCAGAACGAGAGTCAGCAGACTTTTCTATACGGGTTACTGTTATTTCACCTGTAGTTTTATCAGTCGTGTAGAAATACTGTTTACTACCTAGATCACCACCAGGCTTTACTCTATTATTAGTAACTCTTGTTCCGTATACTGCCATTAGGATATACTTTTTTATTATTTAGCGTGGATTTAATATGAATTTACCATAAGGTATTGCCAGAAGGTCATCAAGTTCATTTGGTCGTACAATATACAGTTGTCCTGCAAGTTCACCCCATGTATAATTTCTGTATTTTTGCCAATGAAAGTTAAGTCCTCTGAATCCCCATCTCTCTAATGAAGTACAAGCAATTAATGGGTGTTGGTCATACTGTTCACCAGGAGTTTTAGCATTATATACAAAGGTATAGAAGTTTCCTACATCAGGGATAGGAGTAACTGTATCATTCAGGGCATCCATTATTTCTAACATCATTTCTTCTGGATCATTGGTTTGGTTATTCAGTTCACTTAAAGATGCACTGATACGATTATCTTCTCCTTGATCTCCATCTAACCCAAAAGCTTCCTTCTCTGCTTCTCTAGCAGCATCTCTATCTTTTCTTTGTTGTATAGTTAGTCTTGGCATTAGTAATGGATACCTAGTTCTCTTTCTGTAACAACTTTAAACTCAATCTTTCTATCTTTACACCACTCATCTGCTGCTTTCCATTTTGCTTGGTTAACTGCATAGGTTTTGCATTCATAGATGTATGAGTTACTCACTTTCTTTCTGGGTTTAGGTGGTCTTGTTTGCTTGGCAGGTTTAACTTCGATAACATATGTCTTAAGTTTACCTGTGCTTTCTTTTACTTTGATAATAAAATCTGGAAAGTAACGACGGGTCTTACCATCAGGAGCACGGTATGGTATCCAGAACTCTTCACTTCCCCATTCTACAATGTTCTCATTTAGATCACACCAGCTACAGAATTTATTCTCCCAAGTACTACGACATATAATGTTAGTGGGATCACCTTTGTATTTCCTTGGTTTTGTGGGTCTAAATAAACTCTTCTTACTTTCGGCCATACATAATATATAAGATCAAATAGTATTTATAAATGCCTACCATAAGAAACGTATCTACAATCAAATCTACGTTGCTTGCTCCAGCAACAACGTCTCATTTTGATGTGGAAATTGGGTTTCCTTCAGGTTCTCTTGGTGCAAAACTTAGAGGTATATTGGGTGGAACCACTCTTCAGCAAGATAGATTAAATTTAATGTGTAGTGAAGCAGTTCTTCCAGGATCATCTCTTGCAACTACTGAAGTTAATAATGATTATACTGGAGTCACTGAAAGACATGCCTATAGAAGAATATATGATGAGACTATTGATTTAAGTTTCTATATAGATGCTGCTAATTATTTGCCAGTTCAGTTTTTTGAGACTTGGATTAGTGAAATTTTAAATGAGGATCAAGAGGAAGCGATAAGTCCAAACTATACTTATAGAGCAAAGTATCCTGATGATTATATGAATGAGCAAGGTTTAAAGATTATAAAATTTGAGAAGGATCTTAATAGTCAATTGCAATATACATTTATAAGAAGTTATCCTCGTAGTATAACTTCCATGCCAGTGACTTACGATGGATCATCTTTACTAAAATGTAGTGTTCAGATGAGTTATATTAGATATGTTATGAGAGCTATAACTAATACTAGTAGAAAAACTGTCATTGGAGATCCATTCCAGCAAGCAGCATTTAATAGTAATGGACTTTCCAATCTTGCTGCTACTGTTGCAGATAATGTAATAGATAGAATCACAGGCAATGATTTCCTTGGAGATGTTGCTGGAGGACTTGCTAGAAGAGCAGTTGGAAATCTTTTCTAAATAAAACACACTGAATTGTATCAGGATATTATGCCTTTACCAAAAATTGCTACTCCTTCCTATGAATTGGAGTTGCCATCGTCAGGAAAGACGATTAAATATAGACCTTTTTTAGTTAAAGAAGAGAAGGTACTTGTGATTGCTATGGAAAGCGAAGACACAAAGCAAATCACAAATGCTATTAAAGCAGTACTTAAGTCATGCGTACAGACAAAGGGAATTAAAATAGAATCTCTTCCTACATTTGATATTGAGTATCTCTTTCTTAACATTCGAGGTAAATCTGTTGGAGAAGAATTAGAAGTTAATGTTATTTGTCCAGATGATGAGGAGACAACTGTTCCTGTGATGATTGCTCTAGAAGATATTCAAGTTGAGAAGATGGATGGTCATAGTCCACAGATTAAACTTGATTCTAAATTGATGATGGAGATGAAGTATCCATCTCTTGATGAGTTTATTAAAAATAATTTTGATTTTAAAGAAGAGAATCAAATGGATCAGTCATTCCAATTGATTGCTTGATAAGATCTATAGTGATGAAGAGGTTTGGGCAACTGCTGATTGTACTAAGAAAGAAGTCAATGAGTTTCTTGAGTCGATGAATTCATCTCAGTTTAAATTAATTGAGAAATTCTTTGAGACTATGCCTAAGTTACAGCATACTATTACAGTTACTAATCCTAATACAAAAGTTAAAAGTGATGTGGTACTGGAGGGCTTAGCGTCTTTTTTCGGGTAGCTATGGTACATATGAACTTGGAGAGTTACTTCAAGCTCAATTTTGCATTGATGCAGTACCATAAATATAGCTTGACAGAGATAGAAAATATGATTCCGTGGGAACGGGATGTATATGTGGGTCTTCTCCAACAACATCTTGAGGATGAAGAATTAAAACGCAAGCAACAACAAGCACAAGCGAATGCCTAGTAAACCCAACATGATAGCTTCTTTAAGGGGGAAACACGATCCTCATTATAAGCTAGCGGGTAGAGTTGAGGGTCTTGAGAAAGATTTACCTCGCCAACTAAATCAGTTACATAAGACATTAAGTAAGTCCTTTGGAATGCAAAGGAAAACTTTGATGCGGGTGCTTGGGCTTGAGAAAAAAGTTGCTGAATTAGAAGCACAACAGGCAGCAGAGGAGCAAGCAAAAGAAGGTATAGATGATTTATTAGGTGATATTCTTGGAGAAGATGGTCAGGAAGATCAGCAGGAAGAAGTAGGTGATACAAAACCAAAGAAGAAGAAACCAGCAGCAAAGAAAAAAAAGAGACCTGCGACACCTGTAGGAAAGAAAATACCACAGAAAAAGAAACCAAAAATAAGGGCTAAAAAGAAAAAGATAAAGGCAAAAGATCTTGGTTATTCATCAAGAGTATTTGGTAAAGATCAATCGGGTGATTATTTAAGTCCTGAAGAAAGAAAGAAAAGATTTAAGTTGGGAGATAATCAATCAGTAGGAAATTTATCTACTGATGTAACTCCAGAGGATGAAGCAGGATCAGGAAAAGGTACTACTGGTTTATTAGCACCACTTCAGGCAATTAATAGTAGTCTTGATAATATTAATAGATCATTCACTGAGGGTGCTAAAGATGATAAGAAAGCTGCTGATGATGCACGTAAAACAGATGAGAAGAAGAAAAGAAAGGGAGCAGAAGGAGCACTAGAGAAGATAGGTGGTGTAGCAGTAAAAGGAGTACAGGCAGTTCTTAAACCTGCTATGGGTATCTTCCAGAGGATATGGGACTTTCTTAAGACAGTTTTATTAGGAAGAGTTGTGATGAATGTCTTTGATTACTTTGCTAAGAATCAAGACAAACTTGTCACCCTCTTTAAGTTTGTTAAAGACTGGTGGCCAGTTATGGTTGCTGGTATTCTGGCAATTTTTGGACCTATATTAGGACCTGGAGCATGGGTAGTTGGTATAGGTGCATTGATATGGTGGTCTGTTAATAGAATTACAGCACTTGTAAAAGCTGTAGGGAATTTATTTGGAAATATATGGAAGTTTATAATGGGAGGGAATAAAGATGGTGATAAAGCAGAGGCAGCTGCTTTAAAAGATATTGATAAAGAAACCAAAGGTATGGAAGAACCTGACTTATCTAAGGGAAAATCTCCTCCTAGTGGTGATACTGCTAAGTTAGATAAGGGTCAAGATGCAGTAGATGCATCTCAAAAACTTAAGGCTCCCCAAGAATCTGGAGATGAACCAGTTAAAATGAATAAGGGTGGACAGGTTCCTGGACAAGGGAACACTGATACTGTTCCTGCTATGCTTACTCCTGGCGAGTTTGTGATGTCTAAGGGTGCTGTGCAACAGTATGGTACTCAGACATTAGAAGGTATGAATGCTGCTGCTGGCGGAACAAATAAACCAACGATGGGTGGTGGTAAAGGAATGAACTTAAATGTCCCCCGATCTAGTGGTGGTTTTGCAAACATTACTAATGTTGATACCACTTCATCTTCTAACGTATCTAATTCATCTTCTAACTTATCTAATTCATCTTCTAACGTATCTAATTCATCTTCTAACGTATCTAATTCTATATCTAATTTTAATGGTGGTGGTTTAGTTTCTAACTTATCTAATTCTATATCTAATTTTAATGGTGGTGGTTTAGTTTCTAACTTATCTAATTCTATATCTAATTTTAATGGTGGTGGTTTAGTTTCTAATTCTATATCCAATTCATCTTCTAACTTATCTAATTCCATATCTAATTTTAATGGTGGTGGTTTAGTGGGAAGAATTAAGGGTAGTGTAAAGAATATTAGTGGTAGGGTAAGAAAGGCTATAAATCCACCTGTCAGACATGAGCATCCTGTTACCGTGTCTTATGATAATGCTCTTTTACAGCAACAAAGACCTTTAGGAGAACCACCTAGACAAGATTTACCTTCATTTGATGCTGGAGCGATGGTATCAATGTCTAAGATTAAAACTCTAGGAATATCGGTATAATATTATGGCTTTGGGTGCAGTTTTAAAAGGAGTAGCGAAAGGAGTAGGAAGAGGAGCAAGAAGAGTTGCTACAGATAAACTTCTGAATAGAAAGAAGAATGTAAAGAATAGGAGAGCAAAGGCACAAGAAGCCATGGGAGGTGGTGAAGAGCAAGGAGGAGCACTTGCTATCCGTCCCAGTACTCCTATGATTCCTGGTGGTCCTAGTGGAATAATTCAGGCTCCTCCTACTGATACTGGTGGAGGAGGAGATACTTCTACTGTAGAAGGAACTCTTATGGCTATCCAAACCAAGGTAGTCAAGGTAGAGAATCTTCTAAAGGGATCTAATGCTGTTAAGGAAAAGATGAGAGAGGATGCTCGTCAAGCAGCAAAGGATGCAGAAGATAAGAAACAAGAAAAGGATTTAGAAAAGAAACAACCTAAGAAGGAAGGTAAGTTTAAGATGCCAAAGGTTCCTGGTACAGGTATCTTTGGTGCTATATGGAAATTTATTAGTACCATTGTTCTTGGTAGATTGTTTATGATTTTATTTGATAACCTACCAAAGTTACTTCCTATTTTAAAAGTAGCTGCTGTATTTGCTGATGGTTTCATTAAAGTTGTAGGATTCTTAGGCACATTGGCGATGAATGTCATTGATGCTGGATATAAACTTATTAATGGTGTAAGTAATTGGGTAGGAGAAACCTTTGGAGAAGATGTAAAAAAAGGATTTGATACTTTCCTTGGTGTTATCAAAGATTTAGTAGCAGCATTTTTAGTATGGAAGATATGGGCTCAGAAAGCAGTTGAGGCAGCCATGGCTGCTGTAAAGAGAGCATTTAGAATAGCAAGAGTAATTGTTAAGAGAGCAATTAGATTTGCTAAGAATGCTATTAAATTTGCTAAAAACATAGCAGCTAAGGCTGGGAAGTTGTTGATGAATATTCCTGGTGTTAAGAATGTAGTAGGAAAAGTAGGTCAATTTGGGGGTAAATTATTAGGTGCTGGTAAAAATTTATTAGGTGCTGGTAAAGGTTTAGCAACAAAGGGTGCATCAAAAATAGGAGGATTTGCTGCTAAGTTATTTGGTAAAGCAGCAAAATTTATTGCTCCAGCAATGAAGAGTGCTAAACCATTTGTATCAAAATTCTTTGGAAGGATTCCTATTGTTGGTCCTCTTGTTGTTGGTATTGTTTCTATTATATCTGGAGATCCTCCAGGCCAAGCACTCTTTAAGACCATAGGTGCTGCATTGGGAGGATTCTTAGGAACCTTTATACCTATTCCTGTTATTGGTACTTTATTAGGAGAAACGATTGGTGTGTTTGTTGGTGATATGCTTTATACATTATTATTTGGTGGAGGTTTGTCAGCAGTAGGTGCGAAACTTAAGAAAGCATTACTTGGTATTTTTAATGCAGGTAAGGCAGTAGCAGAATGGATTGGTGGAGGGATTTCAAGATTCGTAAAGAATGTACTTACAACAGATCCTATTCAGATACCATCAGGTGGAGGAATTAGAACAGTACTTACTAAGGGTGCTAAGTTTCTTGGTCTTTATGATTGGATTGCTGGTCTTGGATTTGCTGGAGGTAAGGATGGTCAGATAGATAAGTTTCCTAATATTCTTAATGTAGTTAATCCTTTTAAGTATGTACCTCTTTTAGTTAAATCTTTCTTCCCACCTAGTGAAGAGGGTGAAGCATCAGCACCAGCAGAAGTGGCAGGAGGATCAATAGAATCAGATCTAACAACAATCACAGTAGATGGAAAGACATATCCTAAAGGACTTTCAGGTCCAATGAATACGTTTGG